ATAATGCAGCGGGCGCATGAGGAAAGTTTGAGAAAGTCTGAGCGTGTCCAAGCTGCATGGAACCGTAAAAAGAACTCATCTCCGAAGGTATCAAGGTATCTAGGCGTTGTCCTGCATGGTTAAGGCTGAATGATGACCGTCGAACATTCACAATCATTCCTGATAAAGTGGAAGTTGTTAAACGAGCATTTGACCTGAGATTACAGGGTTTAAGCTTTTGGGCTATCACCAGAACTTTAAACGATGAAGGTCACTTGTCATTGAATCAATACACACCCAAACAAAAGGGGTGGTCTGATACTGCTGTAAAGAAACTGCTCAGAAATCGTGCTGTGATTGGATGTTTCACACCTGCTGGACGTGAAGAAGTTCAGGGTTACTACCCCGCAATAATCAGTGAGTCACTATTCTATCGAGTACAGCAACTGAACACAGGGCAATATGGTAGGGCTTCTGTATCAAGTAATCCGCTATCAGTCTGAAGTGGTCAACAAAAACTGGCCACCGAGTTAGAGTTTTTCCAGTATCGATTTTCCGATTCGTTTGGGGGTAACCCACCGTTATATTCGTGCGGTCTTAGTGCACTGTAATATCCAACGATATAGTCCGTTATGGCGTGAGCTGCCTCGCTGAAGCTTACGTAACCCACCACCGGCATCCATTCGTTCTTCAGACTCCTGAAGAAGCGTTCCATTGGGCTGTTATCCCAGCAGTTTCCGCGCCGGCTCATACTCTGTCTGATCTGGTATCGCCACAATAACTGCCGGAACTGCCTGCTCGTATAATGACTGCCCTGATCGCTGTGGAACATCACCCCGCCGGGCTTACCACGGGTTTCCCATGCCATTTCCAGCGCTTTCATGGTGAGCCTGCTGTCCGGCGAGAACGACATGGCCCAGCCCACTGGTTTTCTTGCGAACAGGTCGAGAACAACGGCGAGGTACGCCCAGCGCTTACCCGTCCAGATATAGGTCACATCACCGCACCACACCTGATTTGGCTCGGTCACGGCGAACTGCCTTTCAAGGTAGTTAGGGATAGCAACATGTTCATGACCACCACGTTTATACCGGTGAGTCGGCTGCTGACAGCTGACCAGCCCCAGCTCTTTCATGAGCCTGCCAGCAAGCCAGCGTCCCATCTGGTAGCCTCTCCGGGTTGCCATTGTGGCGATGCTTCTTGCTCCGGCCGAACCGTGGCTGATGCCATGTAGCTCAAGTACCTGACTGCGTAATACAGCCCGTCTGCCGTCTGGTTTTTCAGGACGGTTTTTCCAGTATCTGTAGCTGCTGCGATGAACCCCGAACACATGGCAGAGTGTGACCACAGGATAATGCGCTCTGAGTTTCCCGATTATCGAGAACTGTTCAGGGAGTCTGACATCAAGAGCGCGGTAGCCTTTTTTAATATTTCATTCTCCATTTCAATGCGTTGTAGCTTTTTCCTGAGCTCACGGATTTCAATTTGTTCCGGGGTAATGGGGGAGGCTTTTGGTGTTTTGCCCTGACGCTCATCACGCAGTTGTTTGACCCATCTTGTCATTGTGGAAAGGCCAACATCCATAGCTTTGGCGGCATCTGCCACCGTGTATTTCTGGTCAACAACCAGTTGAGCGGATTCGCGTTTAAACTCTGCGCTAAAATTTCTTTTTTCATTGGAGCACCTGTGTTGTTCTGAGGTGAGCATATCACCTCTGTTCAGGTGGCCAAATTCAGTGTGCCACTTCAAAAGCTGAAAATGATGCTCTTCGGCGCAAGCTTGATAATGGTGGTCGGGTGCTCGTCAAAGGAAAATGCCCTGTGCCATCCTCAGCCGAAACCTCCAGCGCCTCCGGCATGGGCAATGATGCCACCGTCGAACTCTCTCCAGTTGCTGGACGAAACGTTCTCGGTATCCGGGACGGAATCATCAGCGACCAGACAGCATTGAGAATGCTTCAGGAGTACATCAGGATCCAATGCCTTGGGGGTAGCGGTAATTTTACTCATTATCCTTCAAATCAGATTCTGTTGTCAGAGGAATGGGGGAAGCTGGATTCGCAAGAGCTTTTTATGGGCAGTTTAGCTAAAAAAAGGCAACACGAAGCTAAAACTACCAACATAAAGTGCTGACCAGCTAGCAGCTGAAATCAGACTCACTGTATACACTTTCACTGGATGAAGTTGCAACATTCCTGCCACCAAAGGAGCAATGTAACGCAGCACGGCGATAAAGCGCGAAGTGAAAAGTATTGACACAGAGTTATTTTGCAACTGAAGGCGAACCCGTTCTATTGTATTGGAACGGCTCGATATTATACATGCAAGTTGAGGGATATGCCCAATTATTATACCAAGATGGTAATTAACGATAGTACCGCACCATGCGCCACTCATGACCGTGATTCCAGCTTCCCATGGTGAAAGAGTCGTCTTGCTGACTGTAATTACAGTGGCCATCATAATTGATGCTGGTGGCAATATCGCCGAAATGAGTAAAGTGGATTTTGTGAACGCTATTATAAAAAGAAGCCCCCATAGGCGATATGGATGAAGTACAAAATAGTTCATCAAAGCATTTATCCACTCCATCAATGTCTTTCCTTCTGTGAATTTTTCTTTGCTATTTAACCGTGATACGACTTAATTTAGGCTTAAACACCTTACATTTACAAGGTACTCCTGTGGGGGGCCCTGCCACGGAGCGTCGCAGGAGTGAGTGATGAGGAAGAATTAAAGCAACCTATTGTGACAGGCAGCGATAACAGTAAATCACAGGAAGCATAATCATGGCAAAACCGGACTGGGAGGCCATCGAATCGGCATACCGGGCCGGAGTCCTTAGCCTCCGTGATATAGGCGAGAAATACGGCGTTACAGAAGGGGCTATCAGGAAGAGGGCCAAAAAGCTTGATTGGGCACGCAGTGGCGGTACGCAGGTTTGCAAAAATGGTACGCAAAAAGGAAAGTGCGTACCAGCAGAAAGCCTGCCATTACTGGCCTTACACAAAAAGTACGCAACTAAAAACAGAATCTACACCGGATACGAAACCGATACGCGGAATGCGTACCGATCCCCCGACTAACCCATTCCAACCCGGTAACCAGCAGGCATTAAAACACGGTGGTTATGCCCGTCGCCTTCTGCTCAAAGATGAGGTGATAGAGGACGCTAAAGCGTTGACGCTCGAGGACGAATTATTTCGCCTTCGTGCTAACAACCTTGTCGCTGCAGAGAATATTGGTCGGTGGTTGGTGTCGCTGGAAGATGCTAATGGGGACCAGGAAAGGAAGATGCTGATTGAAAATATCAGCGCCGCCGAGAAAGCAATGATGCGCAATACAGTTCGTATTGAGTCCATCGTTGGCACGCTTGCGACGGTAGGAAAAATATTTGCTGATACAGCCTACCGCAAGGCCGCCACTGATAAGGTGTCTCTGGAGGCTGATCGTCTTCGCCGTGATGCAGGTATTGATGATGGCAATGGAGAGCGTGACCTCAATGACTTCTACTCTGACATCCAAACCGACGCTGAATCCGGCTTTACGTAGTTTCTGGACTATGCGGGCACGTAACAAAGTGCTTTATGGTGGTCGGTCATCGTCAAAATCATGGGATGCCGCTGGCATTGCCATATTTCTGTCGAATAAATACACCCTGCGTTTTTGTTGTGCCCGTCAGATCCAGAATAAAATCGAAGAGTCGGTGTATACCCTGCTCAAAATTCAGATAGACAGGTTTGGTCTGCGGCACCGTTTCCGTATTCTGAACAACAAAATCATTAACCGGGTTACTGGCTCGGAATTTGTTTTTTATGGATTATGGCGCAACATCGAAGAAATTAAGTCACTGGAGGGGATCGATATGTTGTGGCTGGAAGAAGCCCACGCACTGACGGAATACCAGTGGAAAATTCTGGAGCCAACGATCCGTAAAGAGGGTTCGGAATGCTGGTTCATATTCAACCCCGGACTTGTTACTGATTTCGTCTGGCGCAACTTCGTTGTTGATCCGCCCGAAGGCACTCTCATCCGCAAAATTAACTATGACGAAAATCCGTTTCTGTCTGACACCATGCTTAAGGTTATCGACGCGGCGCGACGCCGTGATCCGGATGGTTTTAAACATGTGTATGAGGGCGTTCCGGAGTCTGATGATGATGCGGCAATTAGACTGGCCCCCTGAATCTCCAGACAACCAGTATCACTTATTTAAGTGATAGTCTTAATACTAGTTTTTAGACTAGTCATTGGAGAACAGATGATTGATGTCTTAGGGCCGGAGAAACGCAGACGGCGTACCACACAGGAAAAGATCGCAATTGTTCAGCAGAGCTTTGAACCGGGGATGACGGTCTCCCTCGTTGCCCGGCAACATGGTGTAGCAGCCAGCCAGTTATTTCTCTGGCGTAAGCAATACCAGGGAGGAAGTCTTACTGCTGTGGCCGCCGGAGAACAGGTTGTTCCTGCCTCTGAACTTGCTGCCGCCATGAAGCAGATTAAAGAACTCCAGCGCCTGCTCGGCAAGAAAACGATGGAAAATGAACTCCTCAAAGAAGCCGTTGAATATGGACGGGCAAAAAAGTGGATAGCGCACGCGCCCTTATTGCCCGGGGATGGGGAGTAAGCTTAGTCAGCCGTTGTCTCCGGGTGTCGCGTGCGCAGTTGCACGTCATTCTCAGACGAACCGATGACTGGATGGATGGCCGCCGCAGTCGTCACACTGATGATACGGATGTGCTTCTCCGTATACACCATGTTATCGGAGAGCTGCCCACGTATGGTTATCGTCGGGTATGGGCGCTGCTTCGCAGACAGGCAGAACTTGATGGTATGCCTGCGATCAATGCCAAACGTGTTTACCGGCTCATGCGCCAGAATGCGCTGTTGCTTGAGCGAAAACCTGCTGTACCGCCATCGAAACGGGCACATACAGGCAGAGTGGCCGTGAAAGAAAGCAATCAGCGATGGTGCTCTGACGGGTTCGAGTTCTGCTGTGATAACGGAGAGAGACTGCGTGTCACGTTCGCGCTGGACTGCTGTGATCGTGAGGCACTGCACTGGGCGGGGACTACCGGCGGCTTCAACAGTGAAACAGTACAGGACGTCATGCTGGGAGCGGTGGAACGCCGCTTCGGCAACGATCTTCCGTCGTCTCCAGTGGAGTGGCTGACGGATAATGGTTCATGCTACCGGGCTAATGAAACACGCCAGTTCGCCCGGATGTTGGGACTTGAACCGAAGAACACGGCGGTGCGGAGTCCGGAGAGTAACGGAATAGCAGAGAGCTTCGTGAAAACGATAGAGCGTGACTACATCAGTATCATGCCCAAACCAGACGGGTTAACGGCAGCAAAGAACCTTGCAGAGGCGTTCGAGCATTATAACGAATGGCATCCGCATAGTGCGCTGGGTTATCGCTCGCCACGGGAATATCTGCGGCAGCGGGCTTGTAATGGGTTAAGTGATAACAGATGTCTGGAAATATAGGGGCAAATCCAGCAATCATCAAACTGTCTTGGATAGAAGCCGCAGTGGATGCGCACAAAACGTTAAATTTCGAACCCAGTGGAAGAAAGCGTATTGGCTTTGACGTGGCTGACAGTGGTACAGATAAGTGCGCTAACGTTTACCGTCACGGATCCGTTGTTTTCTGGGCCGACGAATGGAAGGCCAAAGAAGATGAATTACTGAAGAGCTGCCAGCGTACTTATCAGGCGGCGCTGGAGCGTGAAGCAGATATTGTTTACGACTCTATCGGTGTTGGTGCGTCTGCCGGTGCTAAATTCTCTGAAATTAACGCTGACCGGAAGAGCGAGAACGCATACGCGCGACGTGTGAATTACCAGAGGTTTAACGCCGGTGCTGGTGTGCATGAGCCAGATGACGAGTACAACGGCATCCCCAACAAAGACTTTTTCGCAAATCTTAAGGCTCAGGCATGGTGGCTGACCGTTTCAGAAATACGTTTAACGCCATTAACAACGGAGAACAGTATCCTGTGGATGAGCTGATCAGCATAGATTCTCGTTGTCCGTTGCTTGAAAAGCTGAAACTGGAACTGACAACACCTCATCGTGATTTCGACCGTAACGGACGTGTGATGGTCGAAAGTAAAAAAGACCTCGCAAAACGCGAGACACCGTCACCAAACGTTGCTGATGCATTCATTATGGCCTTCGCGCCAATCGATACATCGCTGGATATCTGGGAACAGCTGGGGAGACAGGCCTGATGGCACGAAACAAACAAGCCCTGCGGCGAACTGTGCAGGCCACAGCTGATGGTTATGAGAATTTTATTGCCCGAGTAGGGATGCAGACACCTAACCAGCACTCAGCATCCACCTACCGGGCTAATTTCACCAGTCGTAACCGCATGCTGGTGGAATGGTCCTATCGTTCATCCTGGATCATCGGCGAAGCAGTCGATGCTATCCCGGATGATATGACCCGCAAAGGCATTCGCATCACTTCGGAAATTGATGCAAAAGATCGTGGCATTCTCGAATCACAACTGGATGAGTTGCAAATCTGGGATGCGCTGAATGACGTGCTGAAATGGTCGCGCCTCTACGGCGGCGCGGTGGGTTTCATCATGATTGAGGGGCAGGCACCAATGACCCCGCTGCGACCCGAAACCATCGGTAAGGGCAAGTTTAAGGGGATTCTCCCGCTCGACCGCTGGATGGTCGACCCGGCACTGACCCGCCGCATTAAAGATATGGGGCCGGACCTGGGTAAACCTGAGTTTTACGATGTGGTGACCACAGCAACGGGAATTCCTGCCTGGCGCATTCATCACAGTCGCCTGATTCGCTTTGATGGCGTCACGTTGCCATTTCAGCAGAAGATGACCGAGAACGAATGGGGAATGTCGGTTGTAGAGCGTATCTGGGATCGTCTTACCGCGTTCGACAGCGCTACTGTCGGCGCGGCGCAGCTGGTCTACAAGGCGCATTTGCGTACCTACAGCGTGGAGAAGCTACGCGAGCTTATCGCACTTGGTGGTCCTGCGTATGAAGCGTTGCTGAAGAATATCGACCTGATTCGACAGTTCCAGAGTAATGAAGGCATGACGCTCATGGACTCGCGGGATAAGTTTGAAACCCATCAGTACAGCTTCAGTGGTCTGGATGACATCCTTTCGCAGTTTGCAGAACAGATTAGTGGCGCTGTTGGTATCCCACTGGTGCGGTTGTTCGGACAGTCCCCGAAAGGATTTTCTACCGGTGATGCAGACCTTGCCAACTATTACGATCGCATCAGTTCGTTGCAGGAGAGGCGTTTACGTCTTCCGGTGCGGCGGATACTGGACATCATGCATCGTTCGGAACTTGGCAAGCCGCTGCCGGACGATTTCACGTTTGAGTTTAACCCGCTCTGGCAAATGTCTGATGTCGATCGCTCAACGGTGGCGTTAAACACCACCAACGCAATCAGTACGGCGCTGGGTGATGGTCTGATGACACTGAAAGCCGCTATGACTGATTTGCGAGAAAATTCTGACGTAACCGGCATAGGGGCATCCATTACCAACGAGGACATCGAGAATGCCGAAGATGAAGCGCCGCCCGGCATCGGCGAACCTGATGACGAACCGCAGGAGCCGTCAGGCGGAAATCCGGTATCGAACCAGCCTACGCAGGATAGCGAGGGCGGTCGGAGACATCGTAAATGGTCGCTACGATGGTTCAAATGACAGTATCACGGAAATTATTGCGGCGCTGGAGCGTTACAGTGAAATCATCACCCCCTGGGCGACAAAGGTCGCGGAAAACTTTACTGCGGACCTAACCCGGCAGAACGAGAAAGT